ACGGCGTGCCATCGTTGCGGAGACGCGGCTCCGGCTCCTGCGCGTACCACTCAATCGACTTCGGCGAGAGCGATCCGAGCGGCGTGCCTTTGTTCTTCCCGAAATGCACCGGCACGTCGGTCGCGTTCTCGATCACCTCGGACGGCAGCGGGATATCCTTCGGCCCGGCGGCTGCCGCCTTGGAAGCGACCGCAGGCGCGGCCGGCTTGTTGCCTTGAGTAAGCGCCGAGCGGATTGCTCGGATCTCGAGCATGAGCTCGGTGAATTGTTCGTTGGTCATAGTGGAAGTCCGATTGTCGTGGTGCAACGATGGCGAATCAGTTCGACGTATTCTGGGTTGAGCTCGCAAAGGATGGCAGACCGGCCCAGTTCAAGGGCAACCTGCCCCGTTGTCCCGCTGCCGCCGAACGGGTCCAGCACAACGTCGCCAGCTTTGGTTCCAGCCAAGATGCAGAGTTTCGGAAGTTCGACGGGAAACGTCGCGAAGTGAGCGCCTCTGAACGGTTGCGTGTTGATCGTCCAAACTGTTCTCCGGTTTCGAGACTCACAGTTTCCAACCGCTTTCATCGGCCCATTTGTTTTGCCCGGCACACGATTGCTGCCAGATTGATTCTCGATGTTGGGTTGAGTCAGCCTTTTGACGGACGATTCGGCGACTGGCTCCGCGATGGCCTGATTATCGTAGAAATAGCGGTCCGACTTACTGAGCAGGAAAACGTACTCATGTGCCTTAGTGCATCTGTCCTGCACGCTTTCCGGCATAGGGTTGGGCTTATGCCAGATGATGTCCTGCCGCAGGTACCAGCCGTCAGCCTGTAAGGCGAACGCGACCCGCCACGGAATGCCGATCAAGTCCTTATGCTTGATAGCGGTGCCGCGAAACGTCGAGGCCATACGATTCTTTGCGCTGCCCTTTGGGACCAACGTTCCCGTGTCATCGCCCCGCGTGCTATCCGGCACGGCTTTGCCATCGCGGAATGAAGCGTAGCTATCCCCGAGGTTCAGCCATAGGGTGCCATCTTTCCGCAGCACACGGCGCACTTCGCGAAAGACTTCGACGATCTTCGCAACGTACTCATCCGGCGTCGGCTCAAGCCCGATCTGCCCGTCGTTTCCGTAGTCACGCAGTCCGAAGTACGGCGGCGAAGTCACGCAGCATTGCACCGATTCGTCCGCGAGTTGCTTCAGCGATTGCACGCAATCGCCTTGAAGAATCTTGAGATCAGTCACCGGCTCTCCCTCCGTGCATTAATTTGATCTCGGTTGAGCAGGAGCTTCTTAAATTGCTTTACGGCTTCATATGCTTCAGCAGCCGTTTCAAATGCGCCAAGGCTTATCTTCCGGCCCATAACTTTGACGCGCCCCTGAAACTTATTTCCAAGCCTACGAACATTCGGAAATCCGGTTGGGTTCACTTTGCCCTTCGCGTTATGCTGATTGCCGTGCTGGCTAACGACGCGAAGATTGTTCTTCTGATTGTTGAGTGTATCGCCGTCGATGTGATCGACAAGGTATCCGCGAGGAGCGTTTAGAATTAGGCGATGAAGGTACTTGGTTGAGCCTTTGATGCAGAGTTGAGCGTACTTGTATCGACCATTTTTTGGCGTCGCAGGGAAGCATTTGAATGATCCATAACGCTCAAAGTCATCGTCGTCGACTGCTGTAAAATCTCCTGTCGAGAGTTTGATCTTTTTCATTTTTTGAGAGCTGACATTGCTCGCTCAAACTTGAGCAAGTAAGGCATGGTCGATTGTTTTTTATGACCAGTCAAGCCCCCGTTGTGGATTCTGCAAAGCGTGCGCCAATCACCCGCAGCCCACGCCTTCGGCGCGTAGCGTTGCAGGTAGGCCGAGACGACGCGGCGAGCGAACGGCAGATCGGCGACCTGCTCGTAAGTGCCGGCGACGCGAGAGTCGGTGAAGTACGCCCTCGAGATCTGGAGCGGTCCGAGACTGCGCCCGTTGTCGCCGAGGATCGGACCTTGCCGGCCGGACGTCTCAACGAGATGAAGAGCGCGAAAGAATGATTCCGGCGGCGCGGCGTGCGCCGCTGCCGCGAGAGCGAGGAAAAGAGCGAGGCGCTTCATGCGACACATCCTTGCTTGATCGCGAAGCGAGCGTGCTCGACCCACTCGGAGATCGTCTGCTGGTTGAGGTAGCAGATGTAGACTGACTCGCCGACTTGATTGCCGTCGCGGTCGAGGAAATAGCTGTAGCCGTCGCGGTTGTTGACGATCTCGACGCCGAGACCGGCGGCGCGAAGCGCGGAGTTGATGGAGCGGGAGGTGATGGACTTCACGACGCCACCTCCTTCTTCGCCAGATCATCGACAAAGCACTTCGCCTCGAACAGCGAGCAGAGGCACTCCCGTGCGCTCAATGCCATCTCGCCGCGCTCAAAGCCTCCTTTGCTGTAGACTGAATAGCTTCGGCCTCTAACGTCTTCATCTTTTAGCTGCACCATATCGAACGAGGTGATGATGTAGCCTCGGTAGTTGCGGATCGTCGTTTTCATTTGTCGTTGTTGGTTTTGGTCTCGGGCTTGATTGCCTCCGACGTCCACGACAAAGGACGATGCCGCGCCCGATGCCAAGCCAAAAGAGAAAAATCTTTTAGTGCCTCGGCAAGCGGCCAAGGATCAACGACTTACGGAAGACGAAAAAAGGCGGGTCAAACGTCGGTCGCGTCGGCGAAAGCGTCGGAGCCGAAGTCGCACGCTAGCGGCTCGGCCTTCGCGGCAACGTAGAACTGCGCGAGGACGTCGGAGTTTTCGAGCGCAGCCGGCGAGAGGTACTGGTCGAACTTCGCGCCGGTAAGCCAGAGCTTCGCGATGAACGGCGAGAGCGCCTGCTTGCCTGACTGCGCGGCGGACGCATCGACGAACAAGGCAAACCAGCCGACGGCCTCACGAGCGGATCGGTCCCAGCGCGTCGCGATCAGCCGGATGTAGTTTCCCGAGACGCCGCTCGGCATTGTGAATGTCTTTTGAAGCGCCATGTTAGGAGTAGTCGACGAGCTCAATCGAGAACCGCTGCAAGCCCGTTGCTGGGTTGGTTCCGTCGATCGTTCGCAGGCTGAAGTATGCAGTCGTGCTTGAGTTGCTCGCGTTGTCGTAATCGTACACGCCGGTGATATTGGAATTGCTGGCGCATTGGATCAGACCCGCATCCGGCTTTGCGCTGAAGCCTCGATTCGTGATGTCGATTGTGATCGTCGAAGTCCCTCCGGCAAACGCTACGGTCAGCACGTCGGAAACTTCGTATCTCACGTTGACCTGACGCGTGCTTGACCCGCCGCCGGTCTTGAGCCCGGTGACCTGCGTGTCGGTCGTGTTTTGAACCGAGATCGAACCGGCAACGAGCTTGATGACGGAATTGAGGTTGGTGGAGTTCGTCGCACCGGCTGAAGTGTTTCCGCTTCGATCAACTGACCGCACCGCGAAATACTGCGACGCGAGGGAGAGCGTGTAATGGTAGAAAAAGGTTTCGGTGATGATGGGCGTTTCCCAAGTAATCGCTCCGCCGAAGGTCGAGGAATAGCCGATCTGGTAACCGACGACGCTCTTCGTCGTTGATGCCGTCCAAGAAAGTTTCGCGGCGTAGAATTGCGCGCCGACCGACGTGTAAGCCGGAGGGACGGAAACCGTCGAGGAAGGTGATGCAGCGGTGAGCCCCGTCGGATCAGCCGGTGCCGTCGTGTTCGTCGGAGCCGTCCGTGATAGCGTCGATGAGATTGTCGAAGCCACGCCGAAGTTCGAGATGCCGCGAGCGGCGAACTCGTAGGCGACGCCGGGCGATAGGTCGTCGATCGAGGCGGCAACGCCCCCGCTTGAAAGCTGATTCGCGACGAGCCATTCGCTCGCTCCGCTCCGCCGGTAGAGGATATCGAGCGCGATCGCTCCGCTCGGCATTGCGGGAGCCGTGACCGTGATGCGTGCAAACGAGGTTCCGTCGGTCGAGAGATAGGTCGTCTCGCTCGCGTAGGTCGGCGCGTTCGGCGAAGCCGGCGCCGTCGGATCGACGCTGCCTCCGCTGACGTAGGTCGGAACCGCGGTCGCACGATTCGAGAAGCCGGAGACGTTCTCGAGGAAATCGTAGGCGTTGACCCAGTAGTAATACGTCGTTCCGATCGTGACTTCGGTGTCGACGAAGCGAGAAGCGCGGACCTCGGCGATCTTGTCGGCCGCGGCGCTCGCCGGCGTGACGCCGGTCGTGTTGCGGTAAATGCCGTACTCGGAGAGGTCGGCCTCGGTGTTGTCCGCCCAGTCAAGCGAGACCGCTTTGCCCGTGCCGACGCTTGCGGTGAGCGAGGTCGGAGTCGCCGGTGCCGTCGTGTCCTTAACCACCGTGATGCTCGCGCTGACGTAGCTCGTCGCGATCTGGAAATACGACTGCCCGAAGATCCGCACGTCGTAGCCGTTGCCGATGCGGATGTCGCTCGAGATGAAGTCGAGCGTTTGATCTCCGGGCACCGTCGCCCAAGTGAGATACGTCGTCGAGGTCTTGTCCTTGTACTCGATGCCGACGGTTCCGCCGGACTGGATGAACTCCTCCGCGGGCGCGGACCACGCGACCTTGATCCGCGGCAACGCCGTGCCGTCGGCTTGGATCAACTGCGTCGTCCCGTCCGCGGTCAGCGCAAGGTTGCTCGGAGACCCGAGCGTGAAAGGATTCGGGAGCGTCGTCGTCGGCGTGTCGTCCACGTCGATCTCGTCGGACACGTTCCAGTCGTAAACCGACGACGCGGTTTCGCGGAGCGTCATCTCGATCGCCAGTTGCGGCGGCTCGCCGTCCGCGACGAAGTGCCACTCGAGCACCTCGAAGACCTTCGACGACCATCCGAACTTCGACAGCGTGACCATCACCGTGTCGCCGGCGCGGACCTGCATCGCGTCGAGACGGAAGCGCGCCGTGAACGTGACCTCCTGCCGGGCGCGTTGCAGTTCGATGCGTGCGATGCGCTGCGCCGCGCTGCTCGAGGTCGTCATCGGCAGGACGACATCGCGCCAGTATCGGATCGAATTGTCCTGCGCGTAGTAAGTCGTCGAGGTCTGCGGAGGAAAGTCGGTCGGTTGCCACTCGCTCTTCTCGGAGACGAACACGCCCTTCACGGCATTTACCCGGTCGCGGGAACTCGTCTTGGTCTGCACGCTGATCGGCCCGGCGAAATCGGAGTCGGTGAGCGTGACGGTCGGGATCCGATAGCCGGCCGCGTATGGAATCACCTTGCCGCCGGAGTATGCGATCAAGCCGCCCATCGCGGTCAGGATTTTGCCGATGTTATCGTCGGGCGATGCGCTCGTGTAGAGCACGCCGTTCGACTCGTAGCGGTTTTCGTAGGTCGTCGGCGACGCCGGGAGAACCTGCACCTGCTCGTCGCAGATGTTTGCCGCCGCGGTGAACGCGGTGTCGTCGATTTCGCTCGTCGTCAGGCCGAGGCCGTAGGTGGAGTCAGTCAGGTAGTCGCGCAGACAGAGAGCGGCGTTTGCCGAGTAGACAGTCGTCGTTGTGCGCGGGTCGTACACCTTCTTGCCCTTCACCATCGCGGAGACGTTCGGGATGCCGCCGGCCCAGATTTGGTCGCTCCACTTGAGCTGCACGTAAATGTAAGCGATCCCGCGCAGGCGATGCGCGCTCGTCCACTTGCCGTTCGTGAGTCCCGCGGTCGCGGTGATGAGATCTGTCTGCGCCGTCTGCGTGTCAGCGCCGAGCTTCTTGTAGATCTCGGCGTAGCCGGTGAAGCGACCGCTTGCCGCGGAGCCCGCGCCGGTGAGCGCGAGCTCGTCGTTGAAGTAAACGTCGCCGATCTCCTCGACCTCGTGCCCGGCGAGCGCGATCACCAGATGCAGGAACTCGTTCTTCGTTCCGGTCGTGGAGATGTAAACGATCACGCCGGAGACCTTGGTTTCGCCGTACACGATTTGCCGCGCTGCAATCGGCGAGCGCACCATCTGCGTGCGGTCTGCCAGCGAGGAGTCGGAGAAGCCCGGAGTCTTTGGAGCCAGCAGCTTGCTCGCCGCCATCGACGCCGCGGTCACGGCGACGAACTTCACGACCGCATAAGTCGAGATCAGCGACGTGCCGAACGTCTGCGAGATAAACAGCGCCGTCTGGTAAATTGCTGCGAGTGCTGCTTCCATGTTTTAGAGTCGCCAAGCGGCCGACGCGTTTTCGATTCGCGGGAAAACGAGACCCTGCTTTCCGACGAGCGCCGCGATATCGCCGCAGCAAATTCCCAGCGCGTGACCGCCTTGCATCTCAAACGCGACGACGTCTCCGCGCCGCACCGTTGCGCTCGGCACCTGCTCCAGTCCGGCGAGGCTCTTCGCGATCTCGAGGACGCCGCCAAAGCGGGACAAGACGCGCCGCGCTCCAAGCGCCGACGAGTAACGCCCGCGCAGATCCTCCGCGAAGTCCACGCCGCAGGCCCGACGGATCCAGTCCGACGCGAACAGGCAGCAATCATTCGAGCCCCACGCAAAAGGCATCGCCCGCCGCTCTTCGATGAACGCGGCAAGCAGCGTCGGCCAGTTGTCGTGCCGTCTCATTCGTAGCCTTGCGGCGAAGTCTTGTCGCCGGCGTCCCAGTTCGTTGCCTGCGTCGCGTTCGGATTGCCCCAGAAAATGGCCTTCTCTTGAATGTCGTTCACGAACTCGAGGCCGAGATCCGGCGCGGTGATCGAGC